GCTTTGAAACGGGCGGAGGGGCGCTTGGCGGCGGCGGAAGCAGCAGCCGATATATTTCCGGGATTGCGCTCAGAAAGGGGGGGAATGGTATGGCATGAAAACCCTTTAATACAGGCGCGGCGTGCGCGTGCTCGGCAAGCTCCCCCCCCTTCAGAGCGCGTATAAAAGGACCAACGGTGCGCAGGTTAGTGGAACGCATTGAAGGTGCAAGGACGCGGAGGCGCCGCAATTAAGCATGTTGCCATATGATGTTACCAAAATTACCGTGTTGTAAGCACACCACGGTAATTTTATATGTATCAGTAATAGAATGACGGGGATTTTAAACCTTTTAAAAGGCGCAAAAAATCGAACAAGGCAAATTTTCATGGGTAATAGAGGCAAATGGAATGCAGCTGGGGCTACAAGAAAAATGAACAATGGATCTAATGCAAAACGCACGTTGCTTGGTCGTATTAAAAATAGGGCAGGGGATTTCCTTTTTGGGACAAGACAAAATCGGAAACTTCCTGGTAAATTAAAAAACTCCCTGGAGGCATTTATAGAGGGGCGCCTTCCAGGGTTAGGTGTTACAAAAAGTCGGCAACATGAAATGACTACGAAAGAAATAAACGCAGCGTGGGACAAATTTACACGCCTGGCGAAACGAGCTAGACGGCACCGGCGGGCGGGGGAAGCTAAAAGACTTCCCGTGCTTTTACGCACACTCATGTTTGCAACCCTGCTAGGACAGGCCGCTAGACCTCCTCCCCCCCCAGAACCTATGCTTTTTACTGTTCCCGCTCTAAACGATATGGCCCCCGCATCGCCCGCGCTGTCCTTTCGCATGGCGAGAAGTGCTAATAACAACGGAAGCCCTCTCGCGGCGGCGGCTTTTGGATTGCCACCACCACCCGCGCGTGTTCATCGTCCGATGAGATTACGCTACGCGCTACCGCCTCACCACAAAAGATAAGCGACCCCTGCTAAGCCCCACCGTTAAGCAAACAGCTGCCACTTTTTCACATCCTCGCCGATTTCTGACGGGTTCACTTGGAACTGGTCAAAAACCGGCTGTTTGAACTGCTGGGACGGCACGGCCTTATGCACATATTGTGCAATATGTTTATAAAGATAAAAATCGGGATAACGTTCTTCACCAGAAGGTTCTATAAGAATATTACAGCCATTATCATCCATCATCCACGTCCATAAACAATTAAAAAGAGGAGATACAGTTTCATTCACTTCAAGTCCCTCCTCAGTGCTTATGACTTCACCCCCCTCCTTATCTTCGGGTGCATCAGGAAACAGCGCATTGAATAAGCTTACTGCAAGACGCGAGAGATCAAATGAGGGATTCGGTGGAATATCCTCTACTGGGCGCGGAACAAGAGGTTTGAAACTGTACTGCCCTTCTGCATCGTTTCCTGGGCGGAAATCGTCGCTGATAAATTGTGTCCCGTTGATTGTAAAGATAGCACGACCAAAATCTATAATACGGAAAAGTTTTCCAAACGTGGGGACTTTAAATACGGCGCCCGAACGTAATGTATAATACATGAACTCCTCCGTAGTGGGCGTCCAAACAACATTATTTGTGTGAAGATCATTATGCGTAAATCCAATGACAGCTTGTGCTACACTCAGGGCTGCAACAATCTGGAAAAGCCATGCCGACCAACGGAGTTCCCATTCAGGTGTTCCAGGCGTTGCACCCACCTCTTCAATATCATCTAATAAGGAATCCATTGTCCCTCTATTGTTTTGTATAGCGATCAGCATCACAGGAAAATCCTTCATTTCTGCGTAAATCTTGAACGGATCTTCCGATACACTTTCATCATTACTATGCTCCATTTCTTCCGCAAAAGATACAGATGACATTTCATCAGAATGAAGGGAATTCATTTCTCCAACTTCTACCTCGACGTTATCAGTTATATCAATTGCCTCGCTGGTATGCGAGTCTTCCGAGTCTGTTAAACTTTCTACAACAGAGGGCTCACGAAGAATCTCATTGAGTTTATCATTATCGATCGGTTCCTCAGATCCTTGGACATACAGTTCAAACATTCCATTCTTTTTACCATTCCAAAACCAGCGCGAATTACGAAAGCTGTCAAACTCTTCAGATAGATTATATCTATAAATATCTGCCGTTGCGCAAAATGCACCGTAAAACTCGTTGAAGTGGGGGGACAGGCCCTCCTCGCATAGGCGACCTAGAGCATAAGCGGCAATAGCCTCTACATACGCTTGATTCCAAGAATCTTGTAGCTTGGTCCATGCATTTGTCCATGTCTTATTATGCCATGGAAGCCCTGGTTCTTTAGGGAGACTATAACGCCCCTTCATCCAGCGAACCGGGTCTAAAAGGTGTGTTACCTTAAGGTAAGCTGGATGAACCTTTTTTTCTTCTAAAATCGAACCGGAAGTATCGATATTTTTCATTAAATTTAAAGAACATGGGCCGGATGTTCCAGATATGTCTATCCCGGTAATACGCCATTTAGAGTCGAGCCAAATATTATCGGTTGTATGTTTTGTTAGGCGGAATAACTTGGAAAGTGTCGGGAAGAAAGTTTGTAGTGAGGTGAAACCTCTTACATTTGCCAACTCTTTGGGAAAGGGGGCAATCCGGAAGCGGGGTGAAGGAAGGGTTATACCCCGGAGATTTGTGTGCATTCTTACCGGGTTTAATACCCTTTTATGGCGCGGTATGACGCACGCTGAAAAAAGTGATTTCCTGTATAGTTGTAATGGCCGCAGCAGTGAATGTATCATTGAAGAAGTTTGATATGCGCAAAATCCCACAAGATGCAGTAGTAATTTTTATTGGGCGCCGTCGCACAGGTAAATCGACATTGGTGCGTGACCTGTTGTTTCATCATCAGGATATGCCTCTTGGAACGGTGATCAGTGGCACTGAAGAATCGAACTCCTTCTACGGAAAGATGATTCCGCCGTTGTTCATTCACGGCGAGTTTTCCCCGATGATTCTGGCGAACTTCGTGAAGCGGCAAAAGATGATTATGGGCCGTATCCAGCGTGAGCAGCAGGGGGGCGGCAAGTCCCGTCTGGACCCGAGGTCGTTTATGATTCTGGACGACTGTATGTATGACGATAGCTGGACACACGACAAGAACATTCGCTACCTGTTCATGAACGGTCGTTGGCTGAAGGTGTTCTTCATTATTACAATGCAGTATCCTCTGGGTATTCAGCCGGCTCTCCGGACTAACGTAGATTTCGTATTCATTCTGCGCGAACCCTATGCGACAAATCGCAAGCGCATTTTCGAGAACTACGCCTCGGCCTTCCCGAGTTTCGAGTTTTTCTGCCAGATTATGGATCAATGCACGCAGAACTACGAATGCCTTGTAGTGGATAATACGAGTCAATCGGCAAAACTAGAGGACTGTATTTTTTGGTATAAGGCCGATATACACAATGATTTTCGGATTGGAGCGGCGGAGTTCTGGCAACACTCGGCAAACTACTTTAGAGACAAGCAGGAGGAGGATGATAATGCGTATGACCCGATGAATGCTCGTAGGCTGAAGGGGCCTGTCCTGAATGTTCAGAAAAAATCATAAATGTATTCTGTAGATGGAGGTTGAATTATATGGCCTCGGCATGCTTTTGCTTCTCGCAGTTATGCTACTGATTGCTGATAGGGTGTATAGGATTAATCCTATTTTATTTCGCCAAGGCTTTGCCGTCGCGGGCTATCCTCAACGTTGTGGAACTGATTTAGAACCATGCCCCTTTCCGAAACGTTGTATGAATGGATTTTGCTATTCAACAGATGAACCTCAAATGTATGATAGAAATCCCCTCCCGGTCTTGCCATAAATACTGCGTCCTAAAATAGAAATGAAACATCCTCGCGGCGCATATGGCTTAGTTGGGCTATTCGTTGTTTTGTTAGTGGCTGTTTCTGTTCTTCCTTGGATTCGTAGGACTTTTGCGCGTTCTTTTCCCGAAGGCTTTACGGACAGCCGTCCTGTGGACTGCAAGGGAGTGACTTGCAAGGAGGGGGAGTTCTGCCAGGAAAATGTGTGCAGAAGCCGGTCTATTTCGTATAGCAACAACTATTTTGACAACGGGGATTCTGTAAGCAGTTCTTAACGACGAGTTTTATATGAAATATGAATAGAAATGCCCCCCGCTGATATAAGAAACAATAACACCAATCCCGCGACACTTAAAAGGGAGGTTCAAGCAGGGCTTCGGCGTAATCCTAAGATGTGGGGCGGTGAACGCTTTCGCCCAACTGGAAACAATAACTTTAGGACATTGCGTGCACGTTCTAGAAGGCTTAGCGTGAGAAATCGCGCTCGTTTAGGAAGTTTAGGTCTT